TATACAAAATGAACATCTTAATTTAATTAGAGATTTATCACTTAGTGGACAACGTGCTCCACAATGTCAAAGTTGTTGGACTCTTGAAGATATAGGTGGCGAAAGTAAACGACAAGTAGCTATAGATTATTATAGAAATAATCAAATTGACCAAACCCCCGATGTTCCTAAATTAATAAGTTTAGAATATAATACATTACCAATATGCAATGCCAAATGTATTATTTGTGGACCACATTTTTCTAGTGCATGGATTCACGATGCACGATTATTAGAATTCGATAGTATAGAAACAATTATCGATATAGATAAACAACAGAATCAACTTACTGGGTTAGAATTAGCCCATATTAAAAACATTTACTTCAATGGCGGAGAGCCGCTTTTAACAAATGACCATGTTTCTGTATTAACACAATTACAAAATATCAATGAAGTAACTATATCATACAATACAAACGGATCTTGCTATCCTACCAATGATGTGTTACAATTATGGAGTACTGCCAAAGAAGTTACGTTGTCATTTAGTATCGATGGTATAAACGAACAGTTTGAATATATTAGAAATCCGTTAGTATGGGAACAAGTAAGTAATAATATTATCAAATTGAATAATTGTTTACCTAATCTTAAAATTAATGTAGCCTACACCGTTGGTCTTCATAATATCTTTGGCCTGCGCGAATGTATTGATTGGTGTAGTATTAATATAGCTAATTTTGATGTCGCTACACAATTCCACGTACATACAGTAAATGGAGAATTAGATATTAAATATGCCGGTGCACATTTAAGACAATCATATCTAGATGAGCTAGCATTACTTAACACTGATAAATTTTACTGGGTCACATCATTGAGAAATTATGTTTCATCTAAGATAGAACCAAACAACGACTGGATGGATTATCTAGCCAGTCTTGATAAAATTAGAAATACAAATTGGGAAACTACATTTGTAGAATTATATAAGAACAGTTTAAATGATAGATAATTTACATAATATTTGGGGAGTGGCGAAGTACGCAACTCAACCGCAGTTTACCTGCTACGAATCAGTGCAGGATAAATTAGACACCTATACAAAAGAACAGTATCTTAAAGATCCAGAAGCAACGGTACAGCAGGTGTTTGACATCTATCGTAGCATTAACATTACGCCGATTGTTTATTACACAGAAGAAGGATTAATAGCTGCTATTAAAGATTTGTCTGAGACTGTTACAAATAGTGTTAAGAATAATGTTATCAACTTAGGCAACAATCAAGGACAGGGTATTAATAGATTCTTGTTCCCAAATATGATGACTGCTGAACCCAAAGGTCGTGGCAGTAATAGTCTTAAAGATCGTTTCTTAAATGATGCAAAATTACGTCGTGCTATCAATTTATGCTTTGAATACAGAGAAGGTAACAATCTAGTTAGCCCAACTGCACTGCGTCGTGCTTTGGAGTTAGTCACAGGTGAGAATGTACAGAACTTTAAGAGTCTAAATGCACGTGCTATCGTAGAACACTTATGCCCTGTACTATGGGGCAATGTCTATGACTACAGTGCGGGCTATGGCGGACGCATGCTGGGTATAACAACTAGTAACATGCGTTATAACTACCAATGTATTGACCCTAACACAGAAACAGTCAAGCACTTAACATACCTGAGCGAGTTAATAGAACAGGCAGTTGGTAACAGGGGTTTGATCACACAGGCAGTTAGTGAAGAATATGAACCTGAGGATATTGACTTAGCATTTAGTAGTCCACCATACTTTAACTTAGAGAAGTATAGTGATGAACCAACACAGTGCATGGTTCGTTATACCACATTAGATGAATGGTTTGAGGGCTATGTTGTGCCTACTATGAAAAATATACACAAAGGCCTAAACAGTGATGGTGTATTTGCTACCAACATTGCAGACTACAAGTCATATGGTAATAAAGAATACTTTGTATGCGAACGTTGGATTGCTACTGCTGAGAAGTTAGGCTTTAAACATTCAGGTACGATTAAGATGATGCTTAATACTCGCCCAGGGGTAGGAAACGATAAGACTGCTGGGCGTGAAAAGTTTGAGGGCGTCTACGTTTTTACTAAATGAAGATTAGCATAAGACATTTAAGTTACGGAAATATTCAAGACCGGGTTACATGGTTAGAACAAAACGTAGGAGAACGTAAGTATGTTCTGCATAACCAAACAGGTGGATATGGATGGTGGTATTTCAATAATGATAGAATTATCGAAATTGAAGATGAACAGTGGGCTACAATGTTTTTATTAAAGTTTGGCGGATAGATGAAAATAACCATGCAGGAGTTTGAGAAATTTGAACAAGAGTTCATATTTGACTTAATTAAAAATCCACACTATCGTCTCGGGCAGGCAGTTATTAACACCTATCCTAAGATCAGTCGTAGTATGGAAGATGATGGTGACCTTGGTTATATGCAATGGCAAGAATTGTGGGAGTGTAAAGATCGTAAACGTGTATTAGAGATAATCGATCGGTATATTATTAAATGAGTTTACTAGACGGTGCTAACGGACGTAGGTTTATAGCCTCGGGTCCGTTTGATGATGAAATGCCATGGCACTATCTTGTTATTGCTGATATTAGTTATTGGCTAAAGCATGAACCAGAAATCTACACATGGATGGATGATAACTTGCCCAGGGGCAGATTACATCAACAGGGCATGACTTTGGAATTCGAAACTGATGAACAATTAACTTTATTTGTATTGAGATGGGCATGAGAACTGTACCGGCAGAACGTCATAAAGTAAAACGAATCCTGCAGGAAGAAGGGTGGACTGTAATTGAAATCACCAGACCTCGACCCAGTCAACTTGATTTATTTCCTCAAGGTGTTATTCCATTGACCACTTGGTGTGAACAACATATAGGTACAGGTCAAATTGAGCCCGGTGAAAGATGGTTAGACAATAGCGATGTTTGGTATATGTTTGAGTGGTACGGCTTTTGGAGTTTTCATTTCAAGCATGGTCGAGATGCCACTGCATTTGCATTAAGGTTTGCAAAATAATGGCTAAAACCCTAGCAATTAATAATTGGCAATGGCTAAAACTAAAAGCTAAGATTGTAGAAGATTACGGTCAGGCTACAGTATTGATCAGCTGGCGACTAAGAGATACTCTAGGTTTTACTATACGTGAGCATAGAGATTATGCTAACGAAAGCGGGTGGGATAATAGTATACGTTTAGACTTTTGGGATGATCAATTACAGACTATGTTTTTGTTGAAGTATAGTGACTATCTAGCCGCCGAATTTTAATGGAGCTATGCCCTGTGCCATCATTAAAGATTTGTTTTTACCTTCTGCTAGACTTGCTACAATAGCATCGCCACCAGTAGTATCGGGATTTACCATGTTTTTAAGTGTATCGGTAATTCCGGATCCAGACGTATCAGCACCTATTTTATGTAGGCTTGTAGCAAAGCTCATTGAACTTCCTAGACTTGGTAATGGCGGTGCAGATAAATCAATTCCTATATTAGTAAATGCAGATGATGTTTGTGTTATTGATGTATTAAGTGCCGCAATAGAATTAGCATCTATACTTGCGCTATTAAATGCATCGATAGCTGGACCGCCTGATACATGTTGCATAAAATCTGTCATACTTGGTACACTGCCTGTTATTGGTAATCCACCCGATACCATCGAATTAATGTTAGATGACATACCGCTCATTAATCCACTCAGTGACGGTGCCGATGCTTCTAAGTTAGGAACAGATGGTATTTCAATAGCACTACACATACCTGCCGCAGCTGCCGGGCTTGAGAATTTTGCACCCATATCGCTAAACTTGCTGGCCATTGCGCTCATGTCAGGTAAATTAGCCGCAGTTAAACCGGAACCAGATGGTGCTAGTTTACTTAGATCAGTTAGATCTTTAAGATTTGCAATAGATCCACCCGGGCTAATGTTCAGTTGTTCAGTAACAGTAGATATAACTTTAGGATCAGTGATAGAACCCATGATTTTATCAACCTGCGCTGTGTGTTCAGGCATACTTAAATCTAAGCCGGCACCAGCAATTGCACCATTTATTCCACTGGCGTTGCCTAATTTTACACTGTTTAATTTATCAATAAGTCCAGCTGATGTACCAAACTTCGACATATCCTTTAAATCAAATGCTGGTCCAGCAGCAGTAAATGCTTTTGACACATTGCCTAAATCACCAAGTGCGCCATCTAATCCCTGGGTAGTCATCGAACTCATGTTAGTAATGCCGGTGCCGTAATCACTAAATGATGTATTTGATATAAAATCAGTTGCTTTTTTTAATTCTTGTGAGTCGGCAATGTGTCCCTGCGTTTGATTTAATACTTGACCAAATGCCGCATGATTAGGTGTTGAGCCAAACCCCATGCCGGTGTGCAACGATGTTAAATTTGTAAGTGCGGTGTTTGCCTCAATATGAAACGGATGTAATATATTGCCTGCAATCGGTGTTAATTTATTCACTACGTCAGTTACACTTTGAGGAAGTTTCAATGCCGTACCGTTGTGAATCCCAACCATGGCAGTAATGGTACTAGGAGTAAGTGCTCCGGCAGCGGTGGCCAGAGAAACTTTCATGTTCTCTGCTATAACTGTGCCTGCTTTTGCAGTTACTAAACTAATATCATGTTCTGCCATGCTTGTTCCTAAGTTATAATTTTGATAAATCTAACGATAATATATCGTTGCCTGCTGCTACAAATTCCCAATTATTATAAAATTTAGGCCAGCCGGCAATTTTAGGATCAGGTAAATTACAAATACACGTAGCCAATGCTACAGTAGGATCATTATGATCATATTCGTCATAATGATCCTGCATATATACAACTAATGTTCTTTTATGATTATCAAGGAAATTAAAAATTTTTAATTCGTTGGCAGTTGGATGAATTAATCTACGATCCCAGTCAGTTATTTCTAAATTAGACTCTGACTGTGATTTTTCCATAAACAAAATATAAGTTGATTGTTCTGGATCAAATACAAAACTAGTTGTTTCTGTCTCCGACATGCCTAATCCTAAGTTATAATACCACCAGCACCAGCTGGTTCAATACCCGTTGTTGTTTGTATATAGTGGTTTACTAATGCTCCACTTGTTTGTGCATGTAGCATAACATGACGTCTATCAATGTGTATACTCTTATTTAACTCAGATGTAAATAGGCTCTGCATCAAGCCAATACCCTGTGGGCTTGGCACTACAATCATTGGTTTAGATACAATGAATTCATCGGCAGTTTCTTCTAATACCTTAGCAATAACTTCATCACCATTTACTAATTTAAATGATACTAGTGTATCCTTGTCGTACTTATTAGTTACTAGCACTTGTTTCCCCTAACATTTCATTTAATTGTTCGTTGGTTAATTTTTGTAGACCTTGATAGCCACCCGATACAAACAGTTTACCATCACGATAAATCTGCGGTACTGTACGATGACCTTGACTCATAATAAACTCGCGTGCGTCTAAATCCTCATCAACTCTAATTACTTCAAACGCAATTTTTTTCATTGTTAATAAATTCTTTGCCTGCTCGCAGAATGGGCAGGAATCTTTTGAATACACAGTTAACATATTGGCTCCTTTTATTATTATAGTGTCGGTAAATCGTCGTAGTTCATCTCATCGCCCATTACACCGATTACATAGTTAGTGCTTTCGTTTTCTTGTAAGGCCGTTTGTTTTTTGCTAGTATCGCTGTGCTTGTTAAACCAAGGAATGGGTGTTGATTTAGGTGCAGGGCTAGTGTAACGTATGCCGATTTGTTTTAGTGCATCTACGGCTGTATAATCAACAAAATCCTTCAAAATATTAGCGTTTAAGCCAATAACTGGGCCCATTTTGAACAAATAATCAGCCCATGCTTTCTCTTCACGAATAACATCTAGATACATTTGATATACCTCATCTTCACATTCTGCTTTAATAGCTGCAAAGCGTGGATCTTCTTTAATCACTTGATTGATTAAAAACGCTGTCCATTCTTTGTGTAGTAATTCGTCTTGTAAAATTAAACTAATAATGTTACCATTACCAATAAAGATACGATTTTCTACCATAGCTAAACTTGTAGCAAAGCTAACCATAAAGCGAAATGCTTCCAAGCCATAAGATGCGTGTAGTGCTAACCAAATTGCTTTAATGTGATCTGTTTCACTAACTTTCATGCCAAGTTCAACTTGACAGTTAATTACGTGTAACTTATCGTAGTAGTTGCCGATTGTACTTGCCATGCTAACAATTTCTGCTGTATCGTGAATAGTATTAAAGATATCTTTTGGTACGTTGTAAATGTTACGAATGATGTGACTGTACGATTTACTGTGAATGTTAGTTTCAAAGAATGACCAGTTACTAATCAATGCTTCTAATTCAGGTAAACTAACCACTGGGCCAAACACCTGATTAGGTGCGCGACCCTGTAAACTATCTAAGGCTGTTTGGCGTAACAAGTTACTAGTAAAGATATGCTTAACAGCATCACTAGCACCCTTAAAGTCGCTAGCATCTTTGCTCAAACTAACTTCTTCTGGTTGCCAAAAGAACCCACGTGCTGTAGCTTCAAAGTCTGCAATCTTGTTATACTTAACTTCTTCGAAACGTTGTACTGTTACTGGTCCCGCTGGGTCAAGGAACATCTTACGTTGTAGATAGTTTGTTTGTTTTGCTAAATTGTATTGTGCTAGTGACATATTATTTCTTCTTTAATTGTTCGAATAATTCGTGTAAAGGGTATCCTGCATTACGTTTAAGTTCCATTAATCCAATAGCATGCCGAGTTCCTACATACTGCTCCTTAGATTCCGACAATACGAATACATATCGACTGTGATTGTGATCGCCGAGATATTTAGACAATTCATCCGATGACATAACTGGGTTCAATACATATTGTGATGCTTGTGTATCATATACAGATATGTGATTTCCCTGATTAGCTATTCTTGTCCATAACTTTACTGCATCAGCAGATAACATACTATCACTAGCAAAAACTAAATTTAAATTTGAAAGATCCTGTTTAATAAGCAGATACAAATCACTAGCATAAGGTGATACTTTAGATGCAATTGCTGGATTTTTCGAGGTCAATGTAACTTTACAAAAATTGCCATTTACTTCGGTGTCGACAATAATAGCGACACTAGCAGCATCTGCGGTTCCTATCCAATATGTTAATTGGTTTTCAGATGTTAGTTTATAAACATTATTACCAAGTTGTTCTGGCTCTATTCCATCAGATAGTAGTTCTGTTAACATTTGATGTTGTGCTTCAAATGCATTATTAGCAGGAACAACCCACGGCATTTCTGTCAAAAATGTTCTATAAAAAATCTCGTAGTTGTCCATTATAATTTACACCCTTCACAATCTTCTTCATCATCAAAATCAATCTCTGCCATCTCCGGCACATCTTCTGCAACCATCTTACTACCTTGTTTATTAATTAAGCTATAATAGAAGGTCTTTAGACCCCATATATGTGCTTGCATTAAGTTCTTAGCAATTAATGTAGTTGGTACTTTTCTATCTGCAAAGTGCGCCGGATTGTAAAAAGTATTTGTACTAATTGATTGATCAACATAAGCCGCTAGTACTGCTGCAGTTTTTAAGTATGCATCACAATCTTTCTGTTCCCACATTAATTGATATTTATTTTTCAATTTATGATATTCTGGAACTACTTGCGTAAAGCTACCAGCTTTTGATTCTTTAACTGAAATTAAACTCATAGGCATTTCAATACCATTAGTTGAGTTAATAACAACTGAACTTGATTCAACTGGTGCAATAGCCATTAAGGTAGCATTACGCACACCATATGATCTCATGTCACTGCGTAACTGTTCCCAATCAAGTTCACGAGTAGGAGTAAAGTCAGCAAGTTCATTAACACCAGCGGCACGATTCTCCCACGGAAACTGTCCTTGACCGTAACGTGTTTTTGCTGAATCTAAACACGGGCCACGCTCTCGAGCTAGTTCAACTGTAGCTTCTGTTAAGTAGAATGCTTGATGTTCCATCCAACTTTTAACTTCTTGTAGTGCATCGCTATCACCGTACTGTAGGCTACGTTTAGCATGCCAGTAGGCCAAGTTAGTAATACCAATGCCCAATGGTTGTAGTTCATCGTTTGACAATTGGCTTTGTATACTTAAGAAATCTTGATAGTCTAAGATGTTACATAAGCTACGTTGTAGGATGCGACAGGCACGTCGCATGTCCTCTGGATTGCGGAAAGCACCCCAATTTATACTACCAAGTGTACACAGGGCAATGCGACCAGTTGGATCATCTAAGCGTTTGAATGGCTTAGTGGGTAGTAAAATCTCGCAACACAGATTACTTTGATAGATGGTATGATATTCTGGATCAAATGGTCCTTGCTTCATAACGTTATCAATAAACACTAGATAGATACGTCCTGTATCTGTACGTTCTTTTAAAATGCCGCCTTTGAATACTTCTTCAGCTGACATTGTTTTCTTACGTAGATTTTTTTGTTTCTCGTACTTAACATAAAGTTCTTCAAACAATTCAGTGTTACTGTAGAAGGCTTCGTATAAGTCAGGTACTTCATTAGGATCAAAGAATGTAATCATTTCTTTGTTTTTAAATCTGCGCCAGAAGAAGCTAGATAATACTACGCCATAGTCCATATGACGGACACGTGTTTCATCTGTACCTTGATTATTTTTAAGTACAATAAGATCATCAAACTGATGATGCCAAATTGGATAGAATACAGTAGCACTAGCATTACGAATGCCGCCTTGACTACAACTACGTAGATCACCAAACCATTTCTTCAAGAATGGAATCATACCCGTATGTTGTATTTCGCCGCCACGTATAGGTGATCCTAAACTACGTAAGCGACCGATTTCTAAACCAATGCCAGCACGTTTACTAGCATACTTGGCCATCATTTCACCTGATGCAAATATACTGTCTAGGTCGTCGTCCGCTTTGATCAATACACATGAACTAAATTGTTTAGTTGGTGTGCCTAGGCCGGCGAGAACAGGCGTTGCTAGGGTAAACAAACTGTCACTAGCGCAGGTGTAGTATTCTTTGATAAAACGCATACGTGCGTTACCAGGTTCTTCTTTATGAAAGACGGTGGCTGCGGCGACTATGTAACGTATCTGCGGAGTTTCGTAAATTTGTTTAGTTGCACGATTGCGTACAAGGTATTTTTCAATTAGTTGCTCAATGGCCGCATATGAATATGTTTCATCTTTGGTGTGGTCGACAAAAGAATCCATCTTGTCCCATTCTTCTTCACTATACCAATCAAGTAGTTCTGATGTGTACAATCCGGTTGCTACATTCTTTTTAACAATTTCGTATAAACGAGGAACTTCATAATCACCGTAGACGTCTTTGCGTAACATGCTTAGGCGTTGTTTGCCTGCTACATATTGATAATTAGTATGCCCGATATCTGGATTGTGTTCAATGTCAATAAGATCGACAATAGCACGAAGTGTAATTTCATCAATTTCACGTGTGCTAATACCATCATAAAAATGCGGCTGTGCTTTGATCTCAATCATACTCTGACTTACATCTGCAATTCCAGCACAGACCTTTGTGATCTGGGCTTGCCATTTATCTACTGCTAGTGGGGCACGGCTACCGCTACGTTTTATTACTTGAATGATACTCAATTTGATAACCTCGTAATTTAGTACTGCTCTAAATTTGTATTGTTGATTGTTGTGTTGTATTTACTTATACTATACAGTGTACATAATATTTCAACTTTTTGCAAGTTTTATATTAGATAAATGTCTTTATATAATAGTTAAATGTAGCATCGACACCACTAGTTGTAGTATAGGTTAATATCGCTGCATTAACATCGCTTTGAAATCCTAATACAACTCCGGTGTCAGCTGTTTCAACATAATCATCTTCGTACAATGATGTGCCTAACAGCTCAGTGACTTTAAGTGTACCAACTCGTGAAGTTGAGCCACGAATAATAGTATAATCAATTGTGCGAGAAGAAAGTGATTCGAATGTTATAGTAGTATTAGCAGCAACTAGTGTATTGCCTGGAAATGTAAATGTATGCAATGCAACATTTGCTTCTAGACTATCAATATTAGATTGAATAGTACTAATATTTGCTGTCATGTTAGCAACATTACCTTGTAATGCTTCGATGAGGGCTAACTCACTATACATACTTTGAGTAGTAAGTATTTCAGTCATGCCAACTGCCGGTGCACCTTCAGCTAATGTACCATTACCAATAAACAAACGCTGTTCGTCGATTGACCAACCCATCTCAGCCGAGCTAAGTTGTGGTAAATTTTCTTGCAGTCCTCTGCGGATTTGTATTTTGGAGATTTGGGTTACAGCCATATTAATATCCTATCTATATTTTATATTTAGCTGAGATTATAATACTGCTCCACTCTTTTCAACCAACGTTCAGTCCACATATCCCATTCAGCGCCTTCAACTGTCCAAGTTTGGTATTGGAAGTCTTGACTGCACATTAGAATAACACCCTGTCGAATGTCTGTTCCGTGAGTTTCGTTATGTGCTAGTCCATAGGCACATAATTGAAGGAAATAGTCCTGAACCCACTCTGTTTTCTTAGGTTTATTAGTCTGTTTGTAGTCTAAAATAGCCGGTTTACCTTTGTGTACACCACAAGCGTCAGTTGTACCAGCATACAGTCCACTAACGTATAAAGGCACTTCAATACCCCATACTTCATCTACATGCACCAATCCTTCCTCTACAATCTTTTGTGCCATTTTATGGCTTTGTATACTGTAGGGATTAGTGCCGGGTTCGCCCATTTGACGATTGTTCTGCACATAGTCTTCTAACCACTTGTGCATACGTGTTCCACGATTAGCGGCTTCTGTAGTGATTTCCTGTGCTTTCTTTTCGCCAACTGACTTCCGCCAGTTTTCTAAGGCTAACTTAGCTTCAGGTGGTTTTGTCTTGTCTAAGATTGTTGTTACTGAAGGAACCTTACTACCATCTGGTAAACTGTAAAGTCTTTTTCCATTCTCGCTCTGGCGATTAATGGGTGTGTAATCATATTTTTGTATAAGCATACTATTAGTATATAAGGTTAATTGTCAAAGGTCAAAGAAAATTGTTGCCTAAATTCTTCAGATCGAATATATTCCGAATTGCGTTGTAATCTAGGTTTAATTTGTGCGTATATCTCATCAAGATCTAATGTCATTAAACGATCAACTTGTGCTATAACTGCTAATAATCGCAATCTATTATCTACTAGAGTATCATAACTATGATCAATAATATCATCAAATGTATCAATGCCGATATCTCGTAAAAATTGTACTGCGCCGGCGGCAGCAACTAATATGAATAATTGCCCAGCAACAATTGGTTTAAATGTTTTTTCACTGAGCATAGAGAATTTTCCATTTATAGTAGTTTCAGTGACTAGATTAATATATGTTTCTAAATATGCTGGATGATCGATAGTTATATCAATCTTAGTATGTTGATCCCTGTCTGTAAATTTAAATTTAGCTGGTAATTGTGCAAATTTATTATTTTCTTCGTCGGTTAATCGGAATTCATTGAAATTATTACACGAAATATTATCATCTCGATTGCCATAACTAAACACCATATCATTAAAATACGGTTTATGTGCAAGTTGTAAATACACCCATTTTCTATGCTGCCAAGGCATGCCGTTTAAGCAACTAAGTTTATATTTTTTAGGCTGTTGAGAAAAATTATAATTTTTAAAATTACCATCTATAGCATGCGGCGCACTTGCCCATACTGTCCAAAACGGAAAAAATTTTATATGTGTATTGGCAGGCGGATGATTACAATAGGTAAATTCTCCCGTTAATAGATAAAATGGTACAGTTAAATTTAATTGTAAAATATTTTGATATAATTGATTAGTATCTGCTACCCATCCCGACGAATCAACAATTATGCAACCAGAATGATTTTCTATAATTTCTCGATCAATTTGTGTAATCTGAAGAATACCAGTAGTAAAATCAAAAATGGGTGTTATCACTAATAGACTATTATCTGGTATATATCGAGTAAGGATGTACTCCACCCACACATCACTGAATTCAGTAATTGTATGGTCATCATTTAATCTGTAAATCATTCTGTAATATGATCACGTTTAATTTCTCTAACCGGGTCATCCAGTAATTCAGCTAGTGTATTTTTAATAGTAACTCTCGTATGTCCGATATCTCTGATATGTAATGCACGTCGACCAATTTCTTCTAAAGGTAAGTTGTCTATACGATTCTTTTTAAAATCATCTTCCAATGACCAAACGTATCTATGATGATCAATTAATTCAATTATAAGTCGGTGTTGTAAATCTAAGCCAATTTCTTGCATTTGTGCCATGTAGAATTCGAGTTCTTCTTGATTAGCACCTTGGGTATATTCATGTTTGACTACAGCAATAGTATATCTATCTACTATTTCGATTGTTGGAAATTTCATAATAATATTTAGTTAATGGCTAGCATATAAATATAATTTTACCGAAGAGCAAAAACAAGCAGTGATAGATAGGGTGACTACTATATAGTCTGTACTGTGATTTGCGAATCGATATGATTTTCGATCCATGCCACAGCATTAGGGAATTTGCTAATCTTATCATAAAACCAATCTTTAGAAGGTCTGTCAGTATCTTGCCATATAAGTGATTGACTGATAGGTACTACTAAATCACTGGATATATTTAAATAATGAACAATTATTTTATCTATAGACATCACATCTTCGAATCGAATCCATTTTACTTCTTCTGTTGTTCTACCGCAGCCGCGACACACTTCGTCAATTAATTGACAAACACCAATACATGGACTTCGACTTCTTTCACTATTGTTTTTTCCTATAATCTTCTATTGCTGATTTAATAGCATCTTCTGCCAGTACACTACAGTGAATCTTTACTGGAGGTAATGCAAGTTCTTCTGCTATTGCTGAATTTTTAATTGCAGATGCTTCATCTAGAGTCATACCTTTAAGCAGTTCTGTTACTAGACTAGAACTAGCAATTGCACTGCCACAACCATAGGTTTTAAACTTTGCATCTATTATTATACCATCTTCTACTTGTATTTGCAACTTCATTACATCACCGCAGGCCGGAGCTCCTACCATGCCGGTGCCAACGTCTGATGCAGCGGCGTCGAGTTTACCAACATTTCTAGGATTTTCGTAGTGATCTAACACAGCAGTTGAATATGCCATAATACTCTCCTATAATAGTATACTAATATACTATACTATTTATAGTGGTAGGTCAATGTGTTTTAGTTATTGTGCTACAGGTGCACCACGTGTTTTAGCGGCACGTTTAGCCATGCTAGTAACATCATCTACTGGTGCTTGGAATGTATTTTGTTCTGCACTATTAGTGTTAGTTGTTGTAGGTTCTTCTTCACTACCTTGTAGCGGAGCAAGAACAACTTGATCTTGATTGAAACTTTTGATTAGATTTTTTACTGCTGGATTGTTTTCATTTGCATCAACTAGTGCATCGTAGCTGAATGTACGATCTGTGTTCAACACTAGATTAATAAGACTTTGTGTGCTGATTGTTGCCGATGCTGATTTGTCTTGCGAACGGTGACGTAATAACTCCAGAGCAGTAACTAGGTTAGACTCTGGAGTGTTTGTTGGGCCGTGAGCAAATTCACGTAAACGCATTAGCGCAATTCTCTACCTAATGTTTCAGTTCCACCAACAGCGGCATCAGTAGCTGCAAAACCATCAGCTGGTTCTTCAGCATCAAAATCGCTTTCTGGTGGTGGAGGTAATTCAGCACCTAGTTCATCACCTGGCAAAGCCATTGGTTGATCAACTGCTTCACCGCTTAATACACGTACACCAGTGTCAACACCTTCACGTGCAGATTGTAAGTTTTGCATTAGTTGATCTAATGTAGCACCAACTGCATTTTTAAATGCATCAGCTTGTTCACTACCAATTTGGTCACGGATGCTGTCAAGTAATTGTGGAAGTTGTTCATTTTGCATTTTACCAACTTTCTCAATGGTGTCCTGAACACTATCAACCATATCTTTGGCAGCTAACAATACTTCTGCATTGCCAACTTCGCCTTCATTTAGTTGTTGATGTTGTTCAGTAAGCCAAGTATTTAGGCCTTCTTGTACAGTTAACAATTCCATATAACGTGGATTTGTTTCCGCAGTGTGAAAATCCGCACTATGACGGATTTTGTTTAGATTCAACGATATTGTTTCACCTAAGCGTTGAGCTTTGGTAATAGACAATTTATCATAATCAATAGCAAAGCCAAAACGGCTTTCTAATACTTTATTAATTTTTTTTGCAGATGTCTGTGACATTTCTGATAGTTTCATGGTTAATTCTTCCTAATGCAATTATTTAATATTATTTATCAAAACAATAGACTTCTTCAATTGTTTCTTTGATTCTTCAATACGTAACATAGTTTCAGTGTATTTATTAGAATATAATGCAATATTCCAGTCATCGTTCTTTTGTTGTGCCTGTTTATAACGATACCTGTATAAGATTGCGTCGAATTCAAGTACACCAATTAAATTATCATTAACTCTTACTTCTTGTGCCAATTCATATTTGTGCTTGTGTAAGGCAATGCAATAAAATATAGCGTCTTTTCTGTTAAAAAAGTCAAATACCTGCTCATTATCTTTAGTTATTCGCCAATTTTTATCCGTAATCTTTACTATTTTATACTTGCCAACAATTAATGTATCTGCACCTAATTGATAGCAGAATGGTAGCGGACCTTTACTATGTTTAGCCAGCTCTGCTTCTGTAAACCTACGTATCTTTTCAACGTCGATCTCAGTCAATACGTTTTTTGTAGTAGATTTTTCCGGCTTCATTTGTTCTTAACAGTACATCTTTGACTGTGAGTTGATTTGCGATCATTTGTTCGCGTTCGTCTAATTGACTTTTAGCAATACTAGCGTCGCCCGTGAACTGTTCTAGTAGTTCGTGTTCTTCGTTTGTGATTGTTAGTAATAGTTTGTTTGTAAGTTCAACAATTTTCATGATGTTATCCTATAAAGTATTTATTACAGGATGGCATTGCAGAGTTTTATTTAAAGATTGAGCGAGCAATAAAACCAATAAGTCCAGCTAATACAACGCCCATCATAGTTGTGAAGATGCTGATGGTTTGTTTGTCGCCACCTGATATTTTATCAGTTAGACTGTTTTTGATGTCAATCAGATGCAGCTCAAGTTTATCCATGCGCTGTTCCAAGTTGTTTAATTTAGTTTCCAAGCTACCGTACCTTACGGCGCATAGTTCGACATGTGCTTCTAAATTTTGCTTCTCGATTTCTGTAGGTTTACTTGCCATTATCGCTCTCTTTTATATAGTAGCGATGCGTATTCGTTGAGCCTAGTTTATGCCTTAATATGTGCCATGATTATTGTTGTTGCATCAACTAATATTTAGTTATACTATGTAGTTTTTAACTGCGTGTTTTAAAATAGATATTTTTATCTACACCGCTGGCGTAGAATAAGGGTAGTGGGGGGTTGGCTGTTTCGTCTAGACCAAGTATAATAGGTGCAAGTTTAAAATCATCCTTGAGTATACCGTACCTATCATGGTTAAATGCATAGACATCTTCTCGTTCAACCGCAAAGTCAAATGACCAAATTTTATGCAGACCCGTATAGTTAATACCAAATGAATAGTTAGCCACATCATCAGTGACCACAGATAGATAATTAAATTCCATTAACTGTGCTCGCAAACTTAACAACTGGTTTATTGTTTCCCAATTACGTTGTTGATTGCGTTGCTTCTGCTGTTCTGCTGACTGTGTTAGTACATTAGTTTCGGTTATATCTATTAGGGTATATGCGTAATATCGATACAATGTTTCCATAGTAATATTTATAGTCGTAAAAAAAGGCAGTGTAAAAACTGCCTTTTTAAATTACACATTATATTAGAATGTGTATGATGCTACTGTAGTAGTTGCTACTGCCGCTGCTAACAATGTTTCTAACTCGCCTGCTGTTTTGTTTGCACCCGAAATAGCTACACGGAAAGCGTCACCGCCTGGTGTACCTAACAGTTCAATTGAACCCACTGTTTCGATTGCACGTACCAATTTTTCAAAATCACTGTCGATTGCTGAATAATTTGTATGTACACCTGTTAATCCCACAGTGTAAAATGTTAACGGACGACCTGTTACTAATGTTTGGTCCACTGAACCAATTGGGTATGCGCCGCCTTTTGCTCTTGTTAATAATGTTGCCATGTTATTTCTCCTAATTTTTCACGCTAGTTGCGTATAATAGTATTTAGCATAATTTACAAATTGAAGTCACAAAAAAGCACTCCGAAGAGTGCTATTTGTTGTTTAATTATTAATTAAACTGCAACTGCTGCTGCTGTTAAGATAGCAAGTTTAGTTGCTGTAACTGTTGCATTTGAAATATCAACGCCGCCAGTTGAACCGATATCACGGATAGTTGCTTGTAATGTTTGACCATTTGTAGGTGTGTATAAATCACCTTCGATAGCAAACGTTTGTTGTGTGTTAGTATCAGCTAAAGGTCCGATAGCAATAATTGTGTGCAATGTTTGGATTGCATTTAATACCAATTGTTGTGTTTCGCCTGGACCATCTGAACCGTCAACTGCATTGATGTAGTCAACTGTGAAAAAGCTAATATTACGACCTACTTGTTCAACGTTTAACGTTGTTGCTGCTGGATTTACTGCTGCTGGTGTAGCCATGTTATTTCTCCTAAATTTATTTTACGCTTTCGCGCATACTTTTATTTATCATCTGCATAAAAATTCTATGCAATAATGTTTGTTTTTAGGCACGGCGTAATGCGTTAGTTCTGCTGAATTCGAGTCTATCAACTAACTTAATTGCGCCACCGTCGTGTCCTATTGCAACAAACCCCTCTGGAGCAGTTACTTTATAACCGTCGTTAGTCTTTTGAAATGTGCCAATGCTGTCCACCTGTTGTAGTTTACGCATTAGTGCATGTTTAAGTTCGATAACTCGTTTGTACGTAGCAAGTATAATTAATAGGTTGTTAGCGTTATCTGCTACCCATTGTTCTTTTTCTTTAATCTTCACTAGGCGAGCCTGCGCCGCACGACCGGCAATACCACCCGACAAATTCTCAATGTCTTTCATCAATTCGCTGTTATAATAGTCAACAAACTTTTGTAAGAACTGCATTGGTTCGCCTACTTGTGAGCCTTGTCTAACCATTTGATTGATAAATGGCTTTATACTACGTGCAAAGTCTTTATTATTTAGGATAATATCAAAGCGGGCTTGTCCAATCTTTTCTATTGTCGCCTGTGTAGCAGCAATTTGTTTTTGTATACTGGTATTTTCACTCGGTGTTAAACTAGCAACTCCGGTGTAATCTTTATACGTTGCATCATCGAACCACACTGCGGAGGTTTGATTTAATCCAGTTACATTAACTCCGTAATTTGCAGTCATTGATTCTAATGAATCGCCTTCGTAGCTAGTGTGGAATATAATGCCAAGTTTGGCTTTTGCAATACGTTGCCCCAATTGACTATTAACTGGTACTGCATAGGTAATTGTATTTGGAGTAAACACATAACAATCTTCATTGTTGATAGCTACTATGCTTACATCGCCTTCTGTAAACATCAGATCGCCTTGTACCACACCGCCAATACCTAACTTACTTAGATATTTTAATGATGCTAGTAGTTTAGCCGCAAGCTCTGGTTGTGCGCTGTACCAGTTGTCAATGTCTGCAGCTTTTTTACAACGTTTTGGTTCACCTTTGGCAAACACCGATTTAGTACCAACAAAGAATTTACTATCGCTAGGATCAATACCGCAGATGATTGCCGGACTGCCGTCCCATTTAACTGTTAGTTGTGTTGTGGTACCTGTGCCTTCTGCTAACATCACACGTAGACTTTCTACATAATCCAATGCCGCATGCGCACCTGCATAGCCACTGTTAAAGATTAAATCTTCCAAGTGTTCAAGATGCGGATTTACTGCTTTTGCTCCTGCGGCTTCAGCAAGTAACCATTGCGGTGTTTGTTTTTTAATTTCAAATAACTTCATTTCGCTAATACCCACCCGTTAGCTATCCAATCTTGAGCATATTTCTGATGTACTAAGCGATACGGAGATTCTTTGCCGGGTTGAATTGATGGTGGAATTTTAAGCTTCACCCATCCAGATGGCGCCGGTGTATTTGCATCTGTAGTATGTACTTCTTCATCCCAGTCAAATTTTCCTGCTGCAGGTTGATTAGGGTTAGTTGCCAGTGCAGTTTTAGGTTTAGTTGCCTGTGCAGTTTTAAGTTTATCAATAATTGCTTTATCACCGGGCTTAGTAGGATCTAATTGTTGTCCGCCTATACTGTATGGCTCATCGGTTGTGGGTGTTGTTTGGGGCGCAGTAGTCGGCGTGTTACTTGCTGTTACTGTTACTCCTTGTTGCTTTAATTCTTGTGCAACATTGTTAATTGCTTCTCTACGTCTTGTCGGATCTGCATATTCGCCTTGTTTTGGAATACGTTTTCCTATATCAGTCATTGATATAGATCCTTGGCGATCCGCCAGTTGTTTTATTACAGCGATAAATCTTGCTCGTTTTGCCTCAGCAGCGGCTGTTTTTGCATCTAACTTTCTCTGAGCATCAAGGTTTCCAATTTTCTTTGTTTGTCGAACACCAGGAGCAAAGGCATTTGCATTTGCGTATGCGTCTACAGCATCGGCACCTTGTGCCATACCTGCTCCTCTAAGGAATGATCCTAGCGCACTATTACTGCGGCTAGAAGGTGTAGTTCCTTTTAATTTCACTGACCTTGCTTCAGCTAATATTTCGTTAATTTTCATCGTCTTTCATTTTCCTGATGCCGCGGCTAAATTTTGCTGGGTCTTGTCCTTTAATTGCATTAAGTAGACGTCGCTCTAATTCGCCAGCTTGCTCGGCATCATAGTTTTCACGGATGTGATTGATGAGGTTAATAGCACTATTAATAATGTTATTAGCTCTGCTTTCAATCAGATTTGTTTTATCCTTGTGTCTGAGCAGTTGATCAAGTTCAAACAGTATATTTTTTGTATTCTTCTGCAAGATCGATCCTTAATGTATCGTTATTAGTGTATTTATTAAAGATATTTGAAAGATGTTTGATTGATTATTTCATATTCGGCTTCGTTAAATCTATCAACGGCCCACGTATTGCTATCACTATACAGCCACGGATTGTTTTGTTGCCAGACAGCAAAATGTTCTTTATTTAGGTTATGTTTGGAAATAAATTCGCCTGATACTATATCGGCAAATTCAACATTAGTGCATTGTGGGTGTGATTCAAATGTTTCAAATACATTTTTTGCTAGGCAACGAACTTTGTCAATTTGGTCTAGGTTAGATGTTTCTTGCCAATCTGATTCGGCTAGCTTAAACCATCCGTTATAATATCGCAACCATCTATATAGTTTACTTTCACGAGATTCAGTGGTAATGGCAATAACAGTTTCAAATGGCGCTAAGGAAATTGCACTAGGATGATAATGAGTTCCTATCCATCGATTCTGATTAGTGCGAGATAATAGCTGAGTCAGCCTACGATTCCAGGAAGGTTCATCTACAGTACGTGAAATTGTCGGGCTATCAGTTATCTTTAATAAAGAATGTTCTGCACCAGTACATTTATAACCATCCATACTGGGAGTTTTATTATTTAATAAATCACACAGGATGCCGCCACCAGTGTTATTTGAAAAACAAACTAGATTCATTCGCCGCTATTCTTTAGGCCAGCCAACATACTCTTAAGTTTGCTACTGTCAACTGTGGCATTAATCTTTGGTGCATTCATAATTTCACCAGTTTCTTTATTAACGGTTGATGTAGATTTAATATTGTTTAATACATTGTTAATATTACGACTAGCACCATTACCATCGCCTGCGGATTCTTCGCCCTCGTCTGTGATGCGCATAGTTTCAATATTATAAGTTAAATCTACTTTGTGCCCTACACCAGTTGAACTACGCGACTTCATACATTGTAATTGATATCTGCCACGTTCTTTCATAGCACGACTTGTAAAGATACCAAACACGTTATCTGCTGTATTGATCTTAGATATACCACCAGCAATATGGCTATGGTCAAATTCAATTTCTTCTACAGCACTACGATTCAACTGCGAAGCTGTTACCAACAATACATTAAGTTCTTTAGCCAAGTTACGCAGTTCTTCTGCTACATATTTGTCTTTGATAAACTGGTCATTTGGATTAACTTTAATAGATACTGGCATTACCAAATCTAAATAGTCTACCATAACAAAGTCAACTTTAATACCAGTTTGTATCTGCACTTCTTTTAAATAACTGCGTATGTCGTTTACATTACTCTGTGCTGGGAATCCTTTAACACGATATTGTCCAGATTTCTTACCAACCATCTTAACTTTAAGTTCAGTTGTTTCGATATCCTTACGGATATCTTTTGTACTCATACCAGTAAGCATAGCATCTGTACGCAGACTACATAGTTCTTCGCTCAACTCTAATGTTACATACACACCACTTAGCCCAGCTTGTAACCAACTAAGTGCAATGTTCATCATAACTAACGATTTACCTGAACCAGACCCGCCTGCAAAGATGTTAAGTTCTCCACGACTAAAGCCACCATAAAGTATCTTATCCATTTGTGGCCAACCAGTACTTACCTGTCCACCACTGTTAAAATATCGGTCGATACGAGCTCTAGGATCTTCAAAGTATTGTATACCCATGTCTTTAGTTAAACTTATCTGTACTGCATCTTTGATAAGTTTTTCAACAGGATCATACTCGCCCTTTTCCAACATGTCTGCTGCCGCTAGAATAGCACGTTCAAGTTCATTACGTTTAGTAAATCCCTCAAACTCTGTCATAAACCAACTATAGTGATCTTCTGTTAGGTCGGGTACATTTTTAAGTGTAACTGTAGTCACTGCCTGCACTTGGTCAATAGTGGGCAATGTTCTATATTCGTCACTGTGCTGTTTAATAAATTTAGCAGCTTCACGTAAACTTCTATCAAAGTTTTCGGGATTATAAATGTTCTGCACCCGCACATAACTCTGCGGATCTTGTAACATCATTTCTAAAAATAACCTTTGTAGGTCTGCTGAATATTCTTTGCTC